AATTCATACCGCGCGCCAGTCGCAGGCGTGAAGGTCAAAGCAGTTTCAAGCGTGATAGATGGTGTGGTGCCAGCTGTATTGCCAACAATCCAGCGTTCTTCCGTTTTGCCCGCAACCGTATCAACGATTCGAAGCTTGAAACCGAGTTCACCACTGCCGCCGCGATTGGCCAGCATGTTCAAGCCAACCGCCGTAGGGAGCGCAGTCGAAAGCGTGACGCTGGTTGTCGTTGCGCCAGCCGCGATAGTGCCGACAGCACCAAACGAAGGCGCAAAAGCTGACGTGGAACCCGCCCCAAATGTGCCAGCAGTTAGCGGCGTTGCGGTCGCAAGCTGCCAAGCCTTCGTTATTACATTATACCGATTAAGAAGAGAGTTTGAATGCAACGTATAGATAAATGGATTTCGGCTGCTGTCGTTTCTCATGTCTGAGGCCATAGACATGGCCGCCGCGTGCGCATTAGGCGAAGGAGAAGTTTGACGCCAGATTAAAACATCTAGCCCTTTTTTGAAGGTATTGGCCATGTCAGGTAATCCTTGACCGAACGCAATCGGACCAAGCCGATAGGTTTGTTTGGTTGATCAGCATTTGAGCCGGACGCCCGCCGATGTTGGTTTGGTCAGTCAATCCGCTAACTGTGGTTACTGTGCTGACCGTGGTGACAGTTCCGCTTTCAAGCAATGCCGTTACGCGACTGCGGCGCTGCGAAGAATCATAAGAACCAGGGCTCAAAACCGCTTGCAAAATCTGCATAAGCAACATCGCGGCGCGATTATCAATGGCCGGCACTGGATTTTCGGCGCTTACATCACCGTCATTGGCACCATCGGCGCCAATCGTCAGTTTCATGCGCTGAAATTTTTTCCCGCCGATTTCATCAGCGGCGATTGTATCGCCTGTGCCTGGCAAGACTACATCATCGGCCATGTCTCAGCCTCAATTCTGAATGCGGAGAGTTGAAGCGTTCAAGGTGAACGTCGCGCCCGTCGCCGTCACATCGCTGCCAAAGTCGTTGACCGCGATCAATTCATCCGCAGAAGATGCGCCGCCGCGCGACTTGTAATAGACAGCCTTGCGCGCGGTGAACGTCGCGCCAGCCCATGAAACCAGCCCAAGCGAAACATCAAGCCTATCGTTGGCCGTGTCTTTGGTGATCGTGATTGCCGCAGTCACGCCGCCAGCCGTGTAGCCGGTGCCGGTGATCTCGTTTGTCACGTCGCTGCGCTTCGTGTGCGTGTCTTTGTTCTCGGTATAGCTGGAAGTCACCAGCATCACCCGAATGGTATCCGTATCAAGGTCAATGGCGCCGCGCGCCAAATCCTCAAAGAACGAATTGAAGATCAAGCTTGCCATTTCATTTTCCTTTCCGGGAAAGCCATTCAGCAATCATTCTAGTCAACATTTACCGCAACCCTTTGAGTTGCAGAAAGGCGCCGGCAGCTATTGCACCAAGCACCGCCATTGTCGCAGCTTTGACAATCTGGCTCCAAACAGTCCTCTTGGTTGATCTCCATGCGTCAAGCAAATTCCGCATTTCCCGCACATCTTCGCTTGCACTTTCATCATGCAGGCCGATGGATTCAAGAGCTTCCTTTGCGCCACGCTTCGCGGCGCGCGTAATCATTTCTTCAATAACCTCGGGAGACATTGCGCGGCGCTCTTCTGGCATTGGTCAGCCCTCGGCTTTTTTCTTCGCCTTCGGTTGGCCGGGCACTTCTGCCCAGCCTTCCCGAATAGCAACCGCCGCGAGTTCACCGTGGACGGTATCGCCCGCGGCAAATTCGCGCCCGTACACTTCGCCGTCCGGCGCCCCGATAAAGGGCGCCGTTACGGTTGCCACCACCTCAGACATTAGGAGGCGGCAATCTTCAGCAGCTTAATCGCCTGCGAGTTGCGGATGCGACCGCCAACACGCTTGCGGATGTAAAACTGCACGAAGCCAGGCAGGGTGATTTCATCGCGCGTCATACGCATGCCGACGCGATCCGCGATCAGATAACCCTCGCGGAAATCACCAAAGGCAATCGGGAACACGTTGGCGGCAACCGCCGGCATGTCTTCCGCCTCAGTGATCGGGTAGCCAATAAAGGTTTCCGGCTGATTGGCCGAAAGCGACGGCTGCCACAGATACGCGCCAGTGCCAGAACCTTCACGATATTTGCGAAGGGCAGACAGCACCGCTTTCGTGGTGACAAACCGCGCATTCGCGCGATAGCGCGCGCGCAAAGCATAGACCAGATCATAGAAGGTATCAGCGCTGGTCGGCAGCGCCGCCGCCTGGCCCGAAGCGATATACTGCAACGTGCCGAAGGCGCGCGAGGCGTCAGCAGTCGTTACAGGCGTCGGGCCATTCAGGAAGCCGGTCGGGCGGTTGGTGCCGTTACCGGCAACAAAGGCCGCGCCTTCGCCCTGGGCAATGGCTTCAGCCGCGCTCGTGATGAGCCAATTCTCGACATCAAAGAACAGGTCATCCAAGCTTTCTTCCGACGCGCGCGGGCGGGCAGAAGCAAGGCCGAAGGTCGGCGCCACTTCGGCCAAGTCCGGCGTATTGGTCTGGTTGCGCGTCGCCGCTTCACCAAGCCATTCAAACGTCGCGCCATTCACGTCAAACAGCTCTTTGTAATCAGGACTGCCAACCGTGCGAACCGTGGAAATCTGCCGGATGGGAGAAATGTCCACAGACAAGCGCGCAATCGTGCGCTCAATGATTTCCGGCAAGGCAAAACCGCCGGCGGAGCCAGTGGAGGTCACAGTCTGAGCGGCGCGGGTTTCAAACCCATCGTCGTTCATCGCGCGGGTTTGCATTGCCTTTGCCGTTTCGCGCATTTTCATTTCGGCGCGCGGGTCGCGCGGATTGCGGACCCAACCGAGAAACGCATTGCGATAGGCAAGCGCCTCGGCAGTATCATGGCCAGCGCCAGCTTCGCCTGCGCCACCCGGACGCGCAGCGCGCGTTTCAGCCTGTTCAATGCGCTTTTTGATTTCCGTCTGGGCATCAAGCACCGCGTCAATGCGCGAAAGCTTTTCGTCCAGAAGCGGGTCAGCAGCGCCACGCTTGGCAATTTCGGCAAGGCGCGCGTCATTCGCGGCCTTGTATTCTTCAAAAGCGGCGCCGATTTTTTCAATCGCGCCGGTCAGGGCCTCAGACATGAGGTTTCCTTTCAGGTTCAAGATTGCAGGGAACGCAACAGCCTCTCGGCTGCCATGTTTGCGCGCTCGGTTGCGATCTCGGCCTCTCGCCGTTCAGCACCCATTCGCATCAGGCGAGACACAAGGGCCGTCGCCTGAGATTTCGACACGTCTGGCGCTACATCACGCAACCACCGCTCCGCATCGGAAGGTTTCAGAATTTCATCAATCGCGGCGGCTTTCACGCGCGTCACGCGCGCTGATTTCGCCGCCGGAAAAGTCACAAGCGATACTTCCCAAAGGTCAACCGCCCGCACCGTGCGGATGTTGCTTTTCGGATCGTAATCGTCTTCTTTGGTCATAAAGCCAATAGACAGGCCGGAAATGGCGCCAGCCTTCACAAGCGCGAAAGCCTCACGCGCCTGGGCCACGTCCATCGCCAAGCGGCCCTTCACGCGAAGGCCGCGCTGATCCTCATCCATGCTTTCCCAAACGCCAATCGGCATGTCTTGACGGTGTTGCCAAAGCATGGCTGGCATGGTTCCAGCTGCGCGATGTTCGGCAAGGCTTGCGGCAAAGGCGCCAGGCACCACGACATCGCCATAAGCGTCTTCCTGCCCAAACACAGAGCCAAAGCCTTCGATAACGCCTTCTTCGCCTGCCGCGCGAAGGGCAAGCGCAAAGTCGCGCGTTTCCCGCCGCGCGCCCTGTTCGCGGTTTTCAGTCATGCCAATTTCCTTCGCTTAAATCGCCGGAGGTTCCGGCGCGGCCGCAGCGGGGGCGCCATTCATGTTCGCAGGCGTCAAAGGCTCATCAAGGCCGGGCAGCGGGTCTTTGCCTTCCTCATCGCGCAATTCATTTCGGGTATAAATGCCAAGTTCCGCCATGGCGCGCGCCCATACCGCGCGATCCGCCATGCTGCCCGCCGTCAGATAGCGCGTGTCAAACTCGCACCAAAGCGGCCCGGAGCCATCCAGCAAAAACTCATCCAGGCGCTGCAACCAAAGCTGGTGCCAAGGCGCCAGAGTGTGTTTCAAGTGCGCTGCAAAAAACGCTTCGGAGCTAGCAAAGGTCGCGCTTTTGTCAGAATGCCCCACCATGATCGGAAACACGCCAAAGGCGCGGCAGATTTCTTCAATCTGCAAGCGCCGCGTCTCGACATGCTGCGCGTCCACCCCGGTCATCGCCATCGGCATGTATTTCATGGCGTTATCAAGAATTGCCGTGCCGCTGCGCTTATCCGCCGTGAAGCGTTGCCAGGATGCCCGAAGGCGCTCCATAGCAGCGCTGTCAAGCTTGGCCTCAGTCGTTAGAATGCCAGCCGGGCGCCCACCGTTTTCGTGCAGCTTGGCCTGCGATTGCTCTGCCGCCATGGAAAGCCCGATGGCAGAAGCCGCAAGCCGCACCGCATTAAGGCCGCGCCAGAAATCCCACTGCCAATTCGGCAAGTGAAAAACATCATCCGGCCCAAGCTCTCCAATGAAACCAAATTCATCATGAATGCGATACCGCACCTGATAGCGCGCCGTGCGGTCGATCTGGTAATTGCCAGGCCGCACCGGGATCAATTCCCGCACCCGATTGCCGGCCATGACTTTGACCGCCAAAGCATCGCCGGTAAGCGCCGCGTGAAGGGTCATCGTGCGGCGAAACTCGAAGCTCGTCTGCCATTCATTCGGGCGACGGGACAACATCCGAAACTCTGGGATATTGCGCGCTAGCTGGCGCCGCCGGTTGGCGTCTTCCCGAAACACATTCAAAGCAGGCGTAGCGCAGCCGTCCGCAATCGTCTTCACACACGCCAGCACTGTCGCCACCTGAAGCGCAGTCTGTGGCGTCACCGCAAGCCCGGCAACCGTCGCGCCATAGGCTTCATCTATGCGCGCCATAACCTCTTCAAACGGGCGCGGCGCAGATCGCAATGAAAGCGCACCTCGAAGGCGCGTGATCAAGTTCATTTCACAGGACCACCATCTCCGAGGTTTCAAGATACGAATGGGCTTCAGCCTGCGATGTCGCAGCGCCAACCGCCATCGCAAGCGCGATTAATGCGTCAATCCTGTTCACGGCGCGGCGCTTGGAAAACCAAGCGTTACCCCATGGGTCTTCTTCGATGCTGGCGCTCATCATGGCCGAGATCAGCACCGGAGACCGGCGCAACCGTATCCGGCGCTCAAGTATGAGCTGCTCCAACAACATCTTGGAGCCGGGCATCCATAACCCGGCCTGCGATTTCTTCTTGCCGCCCTGGGGATGCTCCCAAAGAGGCAGCGCCACGCCAAGGTTATCAAGCTCGGGCTCGAAGTGTTTCTTGAAGCCATAAGCGTCAAACGCGACTGCCGCGATTTCAAACAGGCCAACCAATTCGGCCAAGCGCGCGGCGACAAAATCAAAGCGCACCATCCGGCCCGGCGCGGCATTTAGAAAGCCGTCCTTCACCCACAAGTCATAGGGCACGTTATCCCGCAACGCGCGCTCATGCAGCGTATCGCCGGGCGTCCAGGCCTCGCACCAAGCATCAAAGGTTGGCAACCGCGCCATCTGCCCGTCTTCGCGCGGCAGATCCACAAACCCGGTCGGCACCACAAAGGCCATCGCCGTTAAATCTTGCGTGGCGGACAAATCCAGGCCCACGAATACTTGCGCGCCGCTATGCTCGCTCTCGGGCTCAAAGTCAGAAAGCACCGCCTCAAGCGCGGGCCGTGCCATCCACGCCGTTTCGGCGTCAGTCCAAGTGCAAAAGTGCAACCGCAAGATGTTGTTCAGCTTGCCGGGGATTGCCTTGGCCTGGCGCACTACGCCGGCAAGGTAATCCTCCTGCACCGTCACGCCTAAAAGCGGGTTGGCCTTCGTCCAGCATGTCGGGTCTTCAAGCGGATCGTCGCCCGGATCAAGCCCGCAAACAAAGCTGAAAGCCTCGTCGTCCAGCACTTCACCAACAAAGGTAGCCGCGTCGTCAGGCTCGCGCGTTCCAGCTGCAACCCTTACCGCGTGCTGATGCTCTTGCCAGCAAACAGTCGTTCGGTCGGAACCGCTATTCGTCGCCATAATAAGCAACGGTTGCCGGCGCCACTTGAAGCCGCGCTCCAGCATTTCTATCATCGTGCCGTTGCGATGCTCATGCACCTCATCGCACAAAGCGCATGAGGGGCGAGGGCCAGACTGGCCATCGTCGGATGAAATCGGGCGAAAGAAACTGCCCGTCTTCAAGTCCGCCAAATTCCAAACCGGGTTACCACCGGAAGGCGTCAACCGCTTCTCCAGCGCCGGGCTTTGCTGGAACATCGCAACCGCGTCCCGGAAAAGAACCATAGCCTGGTCCTTTTTGGACGCCGCCGCATAAACCTCGGCCCGGTCCTCGCCGTCCGCCAACAGGCACCACATGCCAATGCCGGCCATCAAAGGCGACTTGCCGTTGCCCTTGGCGATCTCGATATAAGCGCGGCGAAAGCGTCGGGAGCCGTCCGCCCGTTTCCAGCCGAATAGGCTTCCCACGATGAATTTCTGCGACGGATGCAGCGTGAAGGGGCGTCCCTCGAACTGCCCGCCGTTCAAGCGTAGCACCACCTCGAAGAACGAAATCGCCTTATTCGCGGCGGTGACGTCCCAAACCAAGCCGCGCGCCTTGCCTGCCTTCAGGTCCGCTAGGTGCCGCTTGGCAGCGTTGCGGATATGAGGCCCCGCAATGATGCGGGAGGCTACTACATCGCGCGCCCATGCGGTTGTAGGGTCGCCCGGCGCCTCAGAAGTAGGCGGCGGCGGGGTCTTCCTGCTTTTCGTCTGCGCCATTCACCTTCACCTTGCTTCGGGCGGCTGGCGTGACGCCAAACTCAACCAGCCACGCCTTCAGCCGGCGGTCTGCATCCATCAGCGCCGAATAAGCCGGGCGCATACGCTCCATCTCGTCGCCTGATTTCGTGATTACGGTCTGAAACCGGCCATTCGCGGCTATATCCGCCCGGAGCGCGACGATTTCCGCGTAAGTCTCGCTTACCTGTTCCAGCGCCGCCGCATCGGCTTCAGTCAGCACGCCAATTCGATCCAGCATGGCCGAAAACCGGCCCCAAGCTACCCGCGCGCTAGGCGAAAGATGCTCCGGCGGGCTTGGAATAGCCCGGCCAGGCGTCGGTTCGGCCTTGTTTATAGGACGTTTTCCGGCATTTCCGGTCACTAACCGTAAATGCGTCGGCTTTGGCCTTCTTCCGGCCATAACTTTTACCTCTCATTTCGCGGCGCTGTGCGGGAAGGCCCCGAACGGTTCCGCCCCCAAACGCCCCAGAGATGTAAGCCCCCCCCCCTACCCGTCAGCGACGGGCGGGGTCGAGCGGCCACCCGAAGGCGTCGCAGCCTATCAAGCGCGGCTCGCGGCCATGGGAGCGCTGGTTATGATGATGCTCGCAAAGGCTGCGAAGGTTATGCGCCGCGTCCGCCCCACCATCACGGCGGGGCTTAATGTGGTCAGCTACGGTTGCGCTGGTAGGGCAGCCTGGCACCGCGCATTGGTAGCTATCACGGCGCAGGATTGAGGCGCGTAACGCCCGCCATTCCTTGCTGCGATAGTACGGGTCTGACATGCGCCCCGGCCATGAAAAAGCCCGGCAGCCTTTTCAGGCTCCGGGCGCGACTTTGGTAGATAGTGTTTTATATGGCTTAGAATATATCCTATGTCAAGCGGTAATGCTCTGTGAGCCGATGTATTGCCGCCAATAGGTAGCCCGCCGCAATCTGTGGATGTAGCTGGCGATTGCCGGCCCATTCCGCCACCGTAGATCGGCCTAGCACGCACCAAGTCAGGCAGTTGGCCGAGAACGCCCCGACTGCTTCTGTCGCCTTCCGGTAGTCTGTTGCAGCCGCCAGCTTGGCGTCACTGAACCCGCTAGGCGCCCCTGTCATCTGCACATAAACCAACGCCCGTTCACTTGCCCCCATAATACCGAGCGCATAAGCCTCGTGATAGCGCACGGCGGCGCTGTGGTCGGCTTGGTCTATCGTGCCCTTACGTAGCCATTCATCCGGCACCCAAACCGCCCTAGCGCGCCTAATCGTGCGATTGGGGGCATCTGGGTCCGGGGCGTCTTCCAACGTAAGCCGACCCCGCCGATGAAGCATCAGGGGGCCAAGATCGGGTTCCTGGGGGGCGTTAAGGCCTCGGCTGCGCTTGCTCATGGGGTGCGCTCCTGCTTTTGAATGATCTCGTCCGCCACCTT